TAAAGGGCCGGGGGTGCTGTAGGCGCGACCGGAGATGCGGCGGGGGATGTCGGGGCGAATGGCGGGGAAGGTGCGGCCGAGGCGGATGTTGACGATGGACTGGCGGCTGCAGTTGTAGAGGGGGGCGAGGGTGCGGTCGGGCTCGGTGGAGAGAAGGATGGAGACAATGTCGCGCTCGGTGAGGCCGCGGGGGCTGTAAGGGGTGGCGCGGGGTTGGTAGGCGGGGCGATCAGGCAGGGGTCCGTCGAGGAGGGTCCAGCGGTGGGTGCAGGAGCGACAGGAGAAGCGGCGGCGGGTGGTGCCGTTGCGGAGATTGTCGGTGCGGAGGACAAAGGTGGAAGGGCTGCCGCACTCGGGGCAGAGGGGTGGGGTCACGAGGTAAGGCTTTCGGCGAGGGCCCATTGGGCGCGAAGGATGTCCTCGAAACAGCGCTCGAGGAGGGGGGCGGTGCCGGCGTAGGTGAAGGCACCGTCAGGGCCGTCGTGGAGCTCCCAGCGGTAGTAGCCGTCGGGAGTGGAGCGGATGGTGATGAGGAGGGGGTTCATGGTGCAAGGCGGGCTTTGTGCAGGCGCGAGGCGCCGTACCAGGAGGTGATCTCGGGGGCCCACGCTTCGAGGTGGGGCCACATCAGATCGCAGAGGGCTTGGATCTCGAGTTGGGCGTCGCGCTTTGCGCGGAGATCCATGAAGTGCAGTAGCGAGCGCAGGTTGAAGGACACCACGAAGTCCTGGCGGATTGCGTAGGGGATGATGTCCCGGGCGTGCTCTTCGCTGAAGCCGTCCTCGAGGGCGAGCTTGTAGCGGCCAGCGGAGTCGATGCAGATGATCCGGTGGATCATGCGCTGGTCTTCGGTGTACTCGTACTTCTTGCCCTGGCGGTCTCGGTAGGTGCCTACGGGGCGGAGGTAGAAGACTTCTTCGACGTCGCGCGCGCCTGTGCAGACATCAAGGATGCGTTTGCCTGTGTAGCGGCCGGATTGGACGTCGAAGCTGACGCCGACGCGGTGGGTGCGGGCTTGCTGCATCACCGAGTGGGGGAAGCCGCCGACGTTGAAGGTGATGGCGGGGTGCTCGAGGGGGCCGTAGTGACCGCGCTCGCCGGCGAGGAGGTGCTTGATGAGGAGGGAGCCGGCCTCGGATTCACTCGGGGGTTCTTTGTCGAAGACAAAGTTCTCGGAGTAGTCCTGGTGCATGGCCCACCAGCACAGGGTCTGGGGGTGTTCGGTGCGGTTGAGCACCTCGACGCGGAGGTATGGGTCGATTAGGGGCATGTGAAGTTCTAATTTGAGGGAAATTTGAAGTTCGTCAGGAGAAGTGGGTCTGACTACTTGGCATCAAGCTCATCAGCGATGGCGAGTAAGTCGTCGGCGTCGCACTGCCATATGTCGTGGCCAGGATGCCTTTGCGTCTGGGCTACAGCAGCACGCAGGGCGGCGGCAGCAATGTCCCTAGAGTCATTTAGGATGTCATCTGGGCCATAGCAGCAAGCGCCATTGGCGGCATCCAACACAGCTTGGGCAGCAGGTGAAAGTTGTTGAGTCATTAGTTGATCGGACTAATCGGGTAGGGGCAAAGCGTCGGCAGGAAGCCAGTGGCTGTAGCAAGCTGTGCCGCCACGGATGCGGAGCAATGTCCACATGCCGCCATAGCCGTCCTCTTCATCAGGCTCGTACCACCAGCACAGTTGATCACCTGGCAAGCGCTCGCTCACTGGGATGGGTCGCGTCGGCCCCTCCGGCTCGGGCTCAGCCAGGGCGTCGCGGACACGCAGCATTAGGGGAGACAAGTGCATCCGATCTGTGGGAATACCGCTATCAATAGCGTCAACCAACTCAGCGCACAGTCGTTTGTAATCGGTCATGGTGTTAAGTGAGGTGGACATGTGGTCATGGCAGGAAGTCTTCCCGGATGATCCGGGGCGATGGGAATTGAGGTTTAACCGGCTCACTGCGCCGGAACTTAAGCGGCGGCGGCCCGCTTGGCAGGTTGGTGTTCTCGTGGTTGAAGCTGCGGCGCCAGTCGGGGTCGCGGTCGCGGGATGTGCGGGCGATGGTGACGCCCAAGAAAAACCCGCAGACGCAGCCGAACATCCAGGCGGTGGTGAGTTCAGTCATCGAGCTGCTCCAGAGCGCGGCGGATGGTGTCGGTGTTAGTGCCAAGCCCGTGCACTTTCAGATCAGAGTGCAACGAATCCAGTTGCTCCAGCGCCTGCTCCTTCAAGCTCGGCGGCTTGGTGCGGCGGGCGGTGCGGAGACCCCGGCTTAAAGTTTCCCAGTGATCTGCAACTAGCAACTCACAGCACGCCTCCAGCTCTTGGTCCGATCCCCAGCGGGCGGCTTGTGCAATGGCGTGCTCAGTGGCGCTGCAGTAGTCCTGATGGTGCCCTTCAGTAAGCCACTGGTTTACCAGCTCAGGCGGCGGGGTGATTGGGTAATTGTTGTTAGTCATGAGAAAGAGAAGTGTGTAGATCTAAGAGCACGGAAGATCAGTAAGCGTTTTGCATTCTTCTAGGTCGATGATGGTGATGTAGCCTTCGCCGCCCTCGGTGTGCCAAGTGCTTGGGTGTGCTTTGGCTACTTCCTTGGCTTCTGCAATCGTCTCGCAAGTCTTAATTGGATAAGACGAGACGCCGCATTCGATGCAGCCAATCTGGTAGACGAGATAGCGTGCGCTCATTTCTCGATGCCGAGTGTCGGAACAGGAAGACCGCCCTCGGTGGGTACGTAAATTGTGCGATTACCTTTCTCGCTACCTTCTTGCAAACCTACTATATAAAGATATTGCAAATACCTCGGATTGTCTTTCAGTGAATCGCCGATAATACGATTAGCTTCGGCCACGCCTTTAGCGCGTTCGATCTCGGCATCCGCTTCAAGCGAGGCTGCGTCTTTCTTGGCTTTAGCTTCGAGCACTTTCACTTGGCGTGTGCTTTCGGCTTCCATCAGAGAAGCCTTGCCGGCTAAGGTGCGGTTGTAGACGCCAAGCTGTGGAAGGCCCCAGAGCACAAAGGCGAGGGCGGCGAGACTTGTGATTGTCACGCTGATCGTGACAAGGGTGCTGTTTTTCATGGTGCGTGTGTTGTTTGGTGTTTACTTCCAGCGCTCTTGCGTCGCCGGTTTGTCTTTTGAATAGAAGGCAAGAAACTGCTTGTAGTTTTCTTCCAGCCACTCACGAGTGGCTCGGTTAGCAAGCCCGGAGATACTTGTGTCGCTCATGTTGGCGAGCTCGACAAGCTTCTCATAAATAGGTCGAGGAACGGTAAATGTCACACGGGTGTTGCGAGCGTTTGTCATGCGTCGTCCTCGGTGAACCACTCGGGGGCGAGGAGCACGCTTAGCACTTTCTCATTGGGGTACAGTTCGTGCAAGCAGAGCCTAGCGTCTTCTAGGTCAAATGCCATCAATCCAACTGTGCGACATTGGAGACGGGCTTGATACAGCTTTAGGTTTTGCATTCAAGTACGAAGTAATCGGGATAGACGGCGGGCGAAGCGCTTGGACTGCACGCGGTCGTAGGTCGTGGTGTGCCAGTCGCCACAAATAGGGCAGTGGTAGGGCGTGCCGGTGTAGCTGCCCCGGCGGAGATGCGCAGAGGCAGCTTGGCGATTCAGGTGGGGGATCTTGGTCGCGCACATGGCGCGGGCGCGCTCGAGAAAGCTGTCATCTGGCAGGGAGAGGGGATCGATGTGTGGGTGCAACGGGCGGGGTCAGTCGAGCTCAGAGGGTAAAGGCAGCGCCGGGGTTGAGGAGCTGCTGGCTGGAGGTAGCGAGGCGCGGTCGATGGCGCCGGCCAGGTCGGAGGCGGCGCTGAAGATGGGGCCGACCACAGGGGCGAGCTCGGAGCAGTAGCGGGAGACGGTGCTCCAGAAGCGGGTGTCAGGCATTGGCGGTGCGGAAGTGGGTGATGGCGGCGTTAATCAGGTCGCTGCGGGTGGAGCCGTGGGGGGCGGCGGCGAGGGCGGAGTCGAGCCAGCTGAGGTTGTCGGGGGTGAGGATCAGCTTGACTTTTAGGCGCTCCAGGTCGCGGCGCAGGCTTTCGTTGGTGCGAGCTGCGGCGCGGCGGGCGGCCTCGGAGCGGTAGCGGTCGAGGTCGTCCTCGGTGAGGTGGCCCCGGCAGACGGCCTGCTGTAGCAGCTGGAGGATGCGCTGGCGGCTGAGGCCGAGCTCGGAGGCGAGGTCGGTCCACTTGACGAAGCCCTGGCGGGCGTAGTGGCTCTCGGCGAGGGAGATCAGCTCGGTGTAGCGCTCGGTGGGGGTGGGTCGCATCACAAGCGGATAGGGGAGAGGTAGACGGCGATGATGCGGAGGTCGCGCCAGCCGAGCTGTTGCAGGGCGGCGGCGCGGCGGCTGGCGGCGGTGATGTCGACGAAGCGGGTGGCGTCCTCGGGGGAGGGGCGCGTCACGATCGGGGGGCCGTCGGCGGCGTGGCTGGCGGTGAGGAAGCCACCTTCAGCGCGGATCGTGTAGTAGAGGCGCGTGGTAGGTGTCCGCGGGGTAGTAACGGCTGGGGATGCCGCGATCTCGGAGGCGTGCATTGGCAGCGAGGATTTCGGTGGTGGTTGCGTAGGTGCGATAGAGGACAGTGCCTGTGGTGGGGTTGCACAGGTCGTAATGGGCAAACGCAGGTGAAGCCATGCGAAAGCAACGGCTGGGCCGTGAAGGAAGGGAAGGTTGGGCCGGGCGGCGCTCAGCGCTCGGGGCGGGCCGGCTCGTTCAGTCTGGCAGGGTCATCAGGGGGCGGTGTGGTGGATGCGGTAGGTACTTTCGCCGTCGAGCTCGGTGAAGTCGGGGGCGGCGTCGTAGAGGTTGAGGCAGGCCTCGATGAACTGGGCGACGCGGGCGTATTCGAGGGCGGAGTTGATCCAGCGGGTCTCGAGCTCGTCGTTGTCGTCGAGGAGCTGCTCGATCTGCAGGCAGGCGGTGCGGTTGAAGCAGCGCCAGAGCTGTGTGATGAACACGACGGTGTCCAGGAAGGACGCGTCGCTGAGCTCGCCCTTGGTCAGCTCCGTGTGGAACAGGTGGACGAGCTTGCGGTGGCGGGGGCGCAGCGAGTCGTAGTTGGAGAACATCTCGCGGACGTTGCTGTCGCTGAGGTGCTCGAAGAGCGCTTCGGGGGTTTCTGGGATCTGCATGGCGTGGTGGGCGCTCTAGCGCAAGGGTAGGGAGGCCGGCTCAGCCGGCCATGCGGGGTCACACCAGGGCGAGGCAGGCTTCGCGGGCGCGCTCGATGCGCTTGGCGGAGGTGCCGCCCCAGAGGGATTCGAGGCGGGCCCGGGCGCGCTCGGTGGCGTCGGTGGCGCGGCCGGTGTCGTGGGTGGCGTGTTGGGTGATGGCGTTGAAGAGGCCGTAGAGGGTTCCGGCTACGCCGGGGATGTCGCGGATGCCCAGGCCGGTGTCACCGGCGTAGTGGTTGCGGATGGTGGCGACCTCTTTGAGGTCCGCGATGGTGCGGGGGCGCTTGTCGCCGGTGGTTTTGTCGCGGATGGGGGTGGCGAGCTTGTCGGCGTAGGTGGCCTCGAGGACGCGGCGGGCGAGCTCGGTGGTGAGCTGCACGTTGCTCAGGTCGCGGAGTTGGTCGATGGAGCGGGAGAAGCTGCGGCGCTCGAGATCGATCAGGTGAGGCAGCTGCTCGGCGAACTGCGTGACGGAGGAGGTGTGCTTGCGGCGGAGGCCGGCGCCCTCGTGGATGGCGTTGCCTACGGCTTTGCCGGTGAGGTAGGCGAGCTGGTTGGCGCAGCGGAGGCGGACGTCGCTGAAGAAGACGCCGAAGCCACTGCTCCCATCGTGGGAGTTGAAGAGGTGGAGGTAACGGCGGACGCGGTCGCCAGGGACGACTTCGTCCTCGGTGTCGATGGTGGCCGTGGCGAACACCTTGCGGCCGCCGCGGATGGAGAGGACGTTTTCGATGTGGAGGTCCTCGCGGAGGTAGTCGAGGAGGTTGATCAGGGCGCTGTTCTGCACCGGGGTGTAGCCGGCGCCGTGGATACCGAGCAGGCCGTCGGTGTCGCTGCGGACGATGGCGACGTGGTCGTTGGAGGTGAGTGGGCCGTCGGCGCCCATGAAGGTGACGGGGCGGCGCTCGGCGGTCCAGTTGAGGCCGGCGATGGCGAAGGCCTCGGAGGCGGAGGCGCGCTCGGGGACGAAGGTGCCGACTTGGGCGGTGAGCGGGTTCACGGCGTAGCCGTGGTCGCGGTACTTGCCGTAGACCAGGGGGCCGTGGCCGTTGGCGGCGTAGGCGGTGGTGACGGTGTTGGGGGCGTAGTCGCGCATGGTGGTGGGGTAGTGGGGTAAAGGCTGGATTGGGTGCGGCTCCAGCGGGCCGCGGCCGCTACGCGGCGTCCGCAGCGTCGTAGTGGTAGAAGGCGGAGGCCCACTCGGTGAATGCCGGGTCCTCGGGGAGTGGGTAGCCCTCGTCTTCCCAATCGGATTCGTGGGTGCCGCAGGGGGCGTACCAGCCGCCCTCGTCGCCGGTCCAGCCGGCGCGCCAGCGAGCGTCGGCAATGCGGTCGTCCTCGGCCATGGCGGCTTCGACGGCGCTGAGGTGGGTATACCAAGAGTCGCCGACGCGGGCGGCCATGGCGAGGTTGAAGGAGGGGTCGTTCATTCGCCGAGGTGGAGGAGGTGGGCTTCGAGGTATTTGCTGGCAGCGTGTAGGTGCTTGGCGGCCTCGGTGCGGTCCGCGGTGGCGCGGGTCCAGGCGTCACCGGACTGCACGTAGTAGTCGCGGCAGTTGAACTCGATGGCGTTGAAGGCGGTGATGGCCTCGTTGAGGCGGTTCCAGGCCTCGAAGTAGCCGTCGGCGAGCATCTTGCGGCTGGTGCCGTTGAGGTGGATGGTGGGGAGGGTGGGGTTAGTCATGGTTCAGTAGGGAAAGTGCGATTCCAGTTGGCATGACGCGCCAGCTTTGGGGTAACTGCCGCTTCTTTCTCGGACCAGCCGAGTTGCAAGCGCCGATAGAACGTGGTCGGATCCAAGCCGTGCAGATTCATCCAACCCTGCACCGTCAAGGATTGTCCGTTATGCTCTATCACTTTATTAGAGCTCTTGTTGTTATTCTGTTGCTTAAAAGTCGCCCATCGACAATTACTAGGCTCGTAATTGCCTGAGTTGTCGATCCTGTCTAAGGTGTGAGCTTCGGGGCACTCACCCATGTCGCTAGCGAACTGGTTAAAGTCGTTCAACCATGTACTAACAATCTCGACATTGGCGTAGTAGGGATCACGTCGCACTCTGGTCTTCATGTTCATCCATGCGTTGTAAGTGCGCGACTTATTGCCCCTTTGACTCTGCCCATGCCGCCGGGTGCAACCACAGCTCTGAGCGGGTGCGCGGGTTCTTGTAAGTACGTAGTTGCGAATGACAAGCTCTTTCCCGCACACGCAGCTGCACAGGCTAGCGGGCACACGCTGCCTGCTTTCCTGTATGAAGTGAGTGTTATCTAGCACTGTGAGCTTGCCAAACTCAGTGCCGATCTCGGGGGCGGGTTTGAACTGCCCTTTCCTAGCCATAAGACCTCAGTTGGTGATGTCGACTTCCCTGATGCCATCCAAGGGGATACCCAGGGAGTAGGCGGCGCCTGCAGATAAATCTAGTTCGCAGTCGCAGCGGTCGGTAATAGGGACCGTGAGGGAGCGGCCTCGGTGGGTCACCCGCACTCGGGTGCCACAGGGGAGCCAGGGGTGGGCGGCCGAGACGCCCCAGAGCTGGAAGGTCTGGCCGCAGTACGTCGTGCGGCCGTGATACCACTCGTGATAGACGGTGGCGGTGACGGGGCGCGCCTGTGCTGGGGTGCAGAGCGCGAGCGCCGCGAACAGGGCGAGGCGCTTCATTGGGCGCCCTCGTACAAGCGGGTGCCGGGGGCGAAGTCCTCGAGGATGTGGCCGAAGGCCATCTCGATGCGCTGCTTGTTGCGCGGATCGGCGACGTACCAGGCCTGGGCGAGGGCGCGACAGAAGCCGCCGCCGTGGCGCTCCATGGAGGCGACGGTGTGGTAGCGCTCGGTTGCAGACAGGTTGGTCATGGCTGGTACTGGGTGGTGAGGGCGACGTAGACGGTGGGGTCGTCGGTGGCCAGGCCTTCGGCCTGTTCACGGAGCTGGGTTTTGCGGAGGGCCTCCATGAGGGCCTCGGTCTCGGGGGTGTAGGTCCAGCGGTGGCGGAGCTTGCGGGTGACGACGAGGTCGCCTTGCTCGATGCGGTCGAGGTCAAGGCGTTGCATGCGCTCGCAGAGCCAGTGGCGGTGGGCGGCGAGCTCGGCGGTGATGCGTTGGGACTGGAGCTGGAGCTCGTGGGCGGTGGACAGGCGGCGGCCGATGGCGCCGGTGGGGGAATAGGAGCGGGTCGTGCGTTGGGGGGAAGTGCGCATGTGGGTGATTTGTAGCAGGTAGTTGTGATGAACGCAAGGAAGTTAGCAAGAGCTCACACGTTAGTGCGCGGGCTCCAGGGTGCAGATGACTTCGTATGGGGTGCCGCGGAGGCCGTACTCGGTGTAGAGGGCTTCCGCTTCGGTGGCGCACTCGGTCCAGTGCTCGTGGTCGTGGTCGGCGGAGAGGAAGTGCCAGACGCGCACGGGTGAGGCGGCGGGCTCAGGGTCTGGTGGGCTGAGGGGGCGGGGGTCGGGGCAGTCGCTCATGGGCCGGGGTAGTGAATGGGCGTCAGGCTCGGGAGGGTGTTGGTGGGGCGTTGGTAGCCGTAGTCGACGGCCATGGCGGCGAGGGCCAGGCCGAGGAGGAAGCCGGCGAGGTGCTCGGCGCGGATCCAGGGAGGGGTGGGGCGGCGGGTCATGCGAGGGCGGGGGTGGGTTGGACGTGGGCGGCGCGGGAGCCGTGGGCCCAGATGGCGACGTCGGCGGAGGCACCGTCGCAGAGGCCGCAGGTGGCGCAGTTGGTTTTGTTACCGCGCTCGGTGGAGGCGGCGCAGTGGATGGTGCCGGTGGGGTCGGGGGCGCCGAGTGGCAGCACGGTGAAGGTGCGCCAGCCGGCGGCGCGGGCATCGGTGAGGTCTTGCAGGGAGTCGCAGGACGCCTGCACCACGCCGCGGAGCCAGGAGCCGACAGCGCGGCGCCACTGGTGGGTATAGCCGGTGCGCTTGCGGACTCGGGGGAGGATCGGCTCCCAGATCCAGCTGGGGACGGCGGCCGGGTCACCGGCGGAGCCGAGGCGCAGGTCGAAGCCGTCGAAGTCGGCCGGGGTGGCCGGGGCGTAGCCGGCGCCGTGGTGCCAGCAGTTCCAGACAGCAAGCGGCGCCTGGTACCAGAGGACGTAGCAGGTGCGGTTGAGGCGGTGCGGGCAGTCGCCGCAGACAGAGGCGCCCTCGGGGGACTTGAAGGCGTGGTGTGGGGGGATGTCGGCGCGGAGGATCCAGGTCTGCAGCATGCCGCCGGTCTTGTCGTTGGCGGAGCGCTCGGCGAAGCCGGTGGCAATGACGACGATGGGCGCGCCATCAAGCATCGACGGACCCTCGTAGAGGACCCGTCCGTTGGGGTTGGTCATGCTGGTCACAGCTTGTGAAGGAAAGGGGCGAGGCGCCCAGGGAGCTCGCCCACAAAAGGGGTAGAGCTCCGGGGGAGCGTCAGGCGCGGGGGTCGGGGGTGAGGCCAAGCTCGTGGAGGATTTGGCCGGTGGTGAAGTACGGGGAAGCCGCGGCGGTGGCGCCGCAGAAGCGCCAGCAGCGGAAAGTGGCCGACCAGTAGAGGTCGGTGCGGTCGATGCCGACCGAGGCGAGCTGCTCGGCGGTCACGGGAGGGAAGGCGACTTCCCGGAAGTGGGTTTGCATGGCGGGTCAGAAAGCGTTGAAAGCGTCCTCGGGGCACACTTCTTCAATGTGGAAGGTGGCGTGCTCGGTGATCATTGGCCGGCCTCGATGAGGGCGAACAGTTCCGCCTTGACGGCGGCCACGGTGGAGCCGGCCACGGTGTGCAGGCCGTACATGCCGTGGAAGCGGCCGTCGTTGGTATCGGTGATGAGGGCGATGGCCTGGGGGTTGACGCCCTCGGGGAGGGACTTTTCCACCCAGATGAACTCCAGGTAGCCGGGGCAGTTGGCCCGGCGGGAATTGAAACGCATGCTGGTCACAGCTTGTGGATGCGAGGTGCAAAGCACCTCAGCCAAAAGACCCCCGGACGCAGTGCGCCAGGGGGAACTTCTGGGGGAGATGGTTTGTGCCTGGCAGAGCCGTTTGCCAGGGCTTGGCCGTCCTAGTGAAGCCGGAGCGGCGGGCTACCCTATGGGCGTATCTGCAGACCGGGCGTTAAGGGGCCGGCGCACCCGCTGGGACCCCTGTCGGGGGCAGCGTTGATCCCCCTGCAGCAGCGGGATCGGTAAAGACACATGCAGTGCGCCCTCCTGCAGGAGGTTCCGCGTTCGCCTACTTGCCCCCAGCCATCGGGTACTGGTCGCCTCACCCTCTATCGCCCATCGTTCTGGCGTTCGGGTATCTCGGCGACGGTCCTCGTGCTCGGTGTGATCCGAGCAGGCCGTCCGTGAGGTGCAAGAGCTAGCGCCCAGTCAGTTTGGGCGCACTGCTGCTATAGCTCCGGGATCCGCCCGGCCGGCCGCGCTTTATCGGCTGCGCACTGCGTTTAACGCATCGGTGGTTTCGAACTGAGAGAAGTGTGGCACACCCGGTGCCGATCTGTCAAGCAACCGGCCGGAGCCGGTATCGGCGCGCAGCCGCGGGGAGCTGGCCTGTGGCCTAGGCTCCGCGGGGCGGCTGTGCTCCGATGCCATGAAGGATGGCACAGGTTCGGGATCCTGTCAAGCAACCCGCCGTAGCGGGCTTGCCAAGGAAGACGAAAACGCGCATGATGTGCGCGCGTGAGCTCAGTCTGGCACAGGGCCGAGCGGCTGTCAAGCCACCCCAGTGAGTCTCATGCGTCGCACCTGAGGGGCTTGAGTCTCACGATGTCGCAAGTTGAGTCCAGCCTTGCGTCGCAGTGAGACTGGGGTAAGGGTGCAGACATCTCGGCCTGGCCTAGAAAAAATGTATATGAATAAATTTTGTATGGGGTATAATCAAGGGGTTCTGAGCTCCTGCCATGCCCAACCAGACGTACCAGCTGTGCTTACCGCTGACCGACGTTGCTTACGCGTTCAACGAGAAAGGCAGCCCAAGGCCCATCCCTCCCGTGGTCAAAGAGCTGTTTGCAGTGTGCGGCGACTCACCTTCCGGTCTCGTGTGGAAAGTAGTTAGTAAAAATAGCAGGGCAAAAGTTGGCAAACCCGCAGGTAGTAAATCTGGAGCAAAATGGCTTGTGTCTGTGCGTGGTCATGGTCTGTTCTATGCTCATCGAATTGTGTACTACTTAAAGTACGGTCAAGACCCGGGCCACATGGTTGTAAGGCACACAGACACAGATGCTTTAATACTCGGATGGCAAGATGACAATGGACACGATGAAAAAGGTGTGCCTAAAACGAAGAAAGATCGCGAACCTACGTCGCCTACGTGGTTAAAAAACGAAATGACAAAAAAGCTAAAAGAAAAAGAAGTAGTTATAGGTAACGTTACTAAGACTATGTACCGATACGAAGGCGTCCTGTATAATGCAAAAAGTTTATGTGAGAAGTTAAAGCTAAATTACTCTAGCATTTATCAGCGTATGCATAGGTGCAAGTACACAGGAAAATACGCGTTTGCGCTAGAAGGAGTAGAAGTAGACCAAATAGCTGTTTGGTAGCTACGCATCGAAAGCTTCCCAAGTGTAGGAGAGCTCTACACGTAGCTTGTGTAGGGCTTTTTTGTACATGGCGGAGATGCGATATCGCGATATGTTCAGCTCTTCCGATAGCTGATGCAAGCTGCGCTTCTCAAAGTACAGTGATTGCACGATCAGATGCTGTGTTGGATCGAGCGTGCCGAGTGCTCGGTAGAGCAGCTCTTCGCGCTCGGTGGATAGAACCGCTAGGTCCGGGGATTCATTGATGGTGGGGTTGTCAGTAGTGAGTACCTCGAGGATGGATGTATCCGATAGCTGGCAAAGGGAATCGATAGACGTGCAATCGGTGATGGTGCAGCTGACTAAAGTCTCGGTTATGCGCTCACAGGGGAGGTCGAGCTCAGTGCTCAGCTCCTCGAGGGTGGGAGGTCTGCCATAAGCTGCAGTTAATGTGTGCATTGTGCGGCGTATTTTTGTAGCTAAATCCTGTACGTTAATTGGTAGCCGTATCGTGCGGGATGAATTGTAGAGCGCGCGTGATATCGACTGACGAATCCACCAGTAGCTGTAAGTGCTAAAGGCGTAGCCGCGGGTAGGGTCGAAGAGCTCGATACCGCGGATGAGGCCGAGGCTGCCCTCCTGAATGAGGTCGCTCAGCTCGAGGCCACGGTTCTGGTAGCGCTTGGCGAGGTGGACAACGAGCCGCAGATTGGTGCGCACCATGATGTCCAGGGAGCGCTTGCCGAGCCGGGCAACGTGAGCGGGAGCGGCGGTGCGATCGGGCTCGGAGGCACCGGGTGGTGTGTAGTCGACCCAGGCGCGGATGCGGTAGGCGTGGCGGAGCTGCGCTTCGCGGGAGAGGATCGGGTGCCGGGCGATGTCGCTGAGGTACTTGGAGATGAGATCCGACATGGCTCAGGCGGCAGGCTCAAGCGGCGGGTGAGCTGTGGAGGTCTCGGACCAGGGAGCCGAGGAGCCAGGCTCGGGCGTGAGCGAGGCCGTGCTGCTTCGCAAGTCTGAAGTACAGCTCGCTGTAGGGACCAGTGACTGGGTTACGGCGGATTGTTTCAGCAGATGCGCTGGAGGTGAGGCGTATGTACTGGGGCAGCACAGTGGCGAGATGAGAGTCCACTAGACGGTGATTTTTAGCTGAACGTAGTATGCGGTAGAGGAAGAACCGAAGCGAGAAACAGGAGTAATGATTAAGTCGTCAACGGTTGTTCCGGTAATCTCGCTGAAGTCATTAAGGGTGGCTGTGATGTGCTTTTCTAGATGTTCGATCTGCTGACGCAGTTCAAGGACAGTTAGAGTGGTCATACAGATACCGTGTACTCATTAAAAGCTACAATGTCGTCGATATCAGCGTATAAGGCTTCCAGCGATTTATTGTTATCAATAATGTGCGTGAAGCCTATGGAGTAATCGTTCTCGGGGTCAGCGAGGGCGCGGAGGTGATCGAGGCTGCCCTCGGAGGCGTGGCGGGTGTTGCGCTTGACACCGGGGCGAGTGACCTTCCAGAGCTGGGCGCCGAAGCGATCGAGGTGGGCGGCCTCGTTAGGGAAGCGCATGTCGTCGACGACGACGCGGGTGATCCCCTGGAGGTGGAGGCGCATGTAGCGGGAGGTCCAGCAGCGGAGCCAGATCTCGGGGTGGACGCAGTCGCGGCCCCACTCGGTGCCGAGGGTGCGGAGCAGGTGGCGGGCGTCGACGTGTTCGTCGATCTCGGGGAGGGGCGCAGTCTTGGCGACGTGTGTCATGTGGTGGGCGTCCTGGGCGCTGTAGCCGAAGTCCAGCAGCAGGGTGCTGATCATGGATTTCAAGGGCTCGGCGAAGCTGAGGTGGGTGTAGTCGTGGTGGGTGACGAGGTGATCAGCGATGGCTGATTTGCCGCTGCCGGCGGCGGGGGAGTAGATGCCGATGAGCATGATCAGTGCTTGAGGTAGAGGGGGTAGAGGAGAACGAGAACCCAGGCATACACGGCTTTGCCGGCCTCGGTGTAGAGCGGGGGTGGCTCGCTGCCGTTTTGCGTGGGGTCTCCGAGTACTTCCCAGAGCATGCGAGCGAGATTCTTGACGTTGTAGTCGCTTACCTCGTCGTTGGCTAGGAGAGCGCAGAGCGATGTCAGAACGTGGGAAGCTGTGAGCTCAAAGTTCAAACCTGTGGTTGTAGTGAGGTCGCGGTACAGCTCTAAGGTGTCGGGGCTATTGGTATCTTCCAGGCAGGTGGTATCGATACCGCGAGCTTGGGCATGCTGTACAAGCAGTGCGCCACCAATCACGTTGGAGACAAGCGCATGAATTGGGGTTGTTTCAGTCATGCGCGGGCTCGGGTAAAGCGTTTGATGCGAGCTTCAAAGTGCTGTATGTATTGGGTGAGTTGACGAGGGGAGAGTTCTTCGATTTGAGGGGGTTCGTCGGGGATAGCTACAACGATCAGGGCGCGAGTGATGTTGAGGCCTTGTGGTTTGTAGACATAGTTGGCAGCGGCTGTGTAAGCAGCTACCTGCAAGGAGTACTCGTACATCTTGGCTGGGTTGCGGATTTTGTCCGCGGTTTTCCAATCAAGTAGAGAAGGTTGCTCGCCGTCGTCGTCTAAGTAGGCAATGCAATCGAATGTCCCTGCGTAGCGAAGCGGGTGGTAAATGGCACCTTCCATTACGAGAGGTTTACGCACTCGATCAAGGAAGGCTCGTGAGCTGTTCCAGTAGGGGGTGTTGAGGAAGTCAAAACCAGGCTCGGTGCCGTCGAGCAGATAGCGCTCGACAGCGTCGTGATGGCGGGTGCCGCGGAAGCTGGCCAGGTTGCAGATGAAGTCAGCGCGGGCTTCGCCTACGGACTCGCGCCAGGCCTGCAGGCCGGTGCTGTCGCGGGTGCTGCTCAGGATGGTGGTGACAGAGCTGCAGGGACCGAGGGGTGTGGAGTAGCTGCGTTCGCCGTTCTCGTGGGAGCGGACCGGTTCGTACTTGGGGAGACCGCGGATGGCGTCAGTTGTCATAGGGGACGCCCTCGAGGGGGAGCAGGAGGGCGTTGGCGTCGCATTTGAAGACGCGCATGAGATCAGTGAGAATGTTCGGGTCGATTAGCTTGGTTTTGCCGCTGGCTATGCGACCCAGGGAATATGGAGAGATTCCAGCGGACTCGGCAACATCGCGCAGTGTGAGTTCTGTGCGGAATAGGTGGAAGCGGATGTTGCGACCCAGCAGCTTTGTGGTATCCATCGAGGTGTAAAGGAAAGGGGGAGCTTTGAGCTCCCCCGTTGGATAGGATTAAGCGGAAGCTTCAGCAAACGGATCTTCGCCGTCGAATAGACGGTTCAGATCACACTTGAGTTCGTCAAAGCGCTTTTGAATGTCAGCTTTGATCGCTTTAGGAGGTGCGGCGACTAGGGTGTACTCGGTCTTTTTACCTTCGCCAGTTTTTCCGATCTTAACGTCGTAGGCGGTAGGGTCGCCGTAGTCTTCGTCGGAGATGAACTTAAAAAGCTGATCCATCAGAGTCTTCTGAGTGATCTGCAGAATCTTGAAGTCATCAGCGGAGTAGTCATAGACAAGACCAGCGATGAAACGCTTAACGGTCTGGTAGCCCTCCTGCTGGCGGATGTTGGCGGGCAGCTCCTCGGGCTTGGTTTCCCAGCGGATGGGCTTGTTGTCGTTGGTCCAAGCCTCGAAGCCGGTGATACCAGAGCCGAAGAAACGCACTCGGACTTCTTCGGTGATCTTGGAGGGGTTCAGGTAGCGGCCGGAACCGGACGACTCCTTGGAGATCTCCTCGATGGCGTCGGGTGATAGGAATGCTGACATGTGGCGAAATCCCTCGAATAGTGGGTGATGTGCCAGAGGTGCGGGGGTTACCGCCCTCTTGTGCAGATCCTAGTGGATTGACATGACCTTGTCAACGCTACCCGGACGCTTATGCAGAAATCGATGAGTCTATTGAGACTCATGCAGGCGGGTTGTGCCCCCTGCTGGGGGTGGTTACGGTGAACCACGGCCAAGAAAAAACCCCCTGCGGGTGGCAGGGGGTCTTGGCCTTCACTTGCTTCCACAGATCGTAATGGACAAAGAGAACAAAAGCAACGGTGCGGACTTGCTACAAGGTCGCGCCATTGAGTTGCTACGGCGAGACGTATTTCCTGATGGCTGGGCTTTTGTGCCCGTAGCTGGCAAGGCCACTTTCGTCAAAGAATGGAGCACCAAACCGCTGACGCGGATTGAGTGCATGACGGCCTACCAGCTCAGGCAGGACTACGTCGGCCTAGGCGTTGTTACGGGATCGTTCTCGGGGGGACTGATTGCTTTGGACATCGATGGGCCTGAAGCAGATGCGCGCTATTGCGAGGTAGCGGGCGCTGAGTACGAGCCTTATGGCGAGGAGCGGACGATGTCGTGGACATCGGGTAAGCCGGGGCGTCGGCAGATCCTCTACCAGGTTCCGAAGCGGCTGGTGACCGAGCTCGAGCATGTCAAGACGCTGATTCTGCGCACCGATGACGGTGGATGGCATCTGGGGCATGGGGATACCAACCGTGGTGCCGGTGGTGACGTGGATGCGATCAGCGGGGCGGCCTACGAAGAAGTGGTGCTGCGGTTCAACGCATGCCAGAGCGTTGTGCCGGGGTCACCACACCCGGATACCAAGCAGCCCTATCGGTTCCTCAACTACAACGAGGGCCAGGTAGCGACGACACCGCAGTGGGTGCTGGATGTGCTGCGGCCGTATCGGAAGCCGGTGCAGTGGCTGTCTGAGGCGGAGCAGAAGGAGGTCATGAGCGACCTCGGGGGGCTGACGGCTGTGCCGCCGCGGCAGATCCGCGGGTGGTTCTTCAAGGAGGAGGTGCAGGCGTTGCTGCGACCTCGGTTGGAGCAGTTGGTGTTCCGCCACGAGGTGTTCGACAAGTACGGGTGGAAGAGCCGCAGCGGGGAGAGGCCGCAGCGGATGAGCGGTTGCCCATGGCATGGAGGCCGCAGTGGCACAACGTTCCAGTACGCCGAAGAGACCGGGTGCTGGGACTGCAAGGCGTGCGGGGTGGGGGGTGACGTCCTCGATTTTGTGCACAAGATCCGCACCAAGGACATGCACGCCGGGCGGCCAAACGGGCCCGATCTCGAGGCCTATGTGGCAGAGCTGGCCGGCGAGCTCGGGTACGACTATCCGGCGTGTGCGACGGCGACGGAGGTCACCATCAAGGATGCACCGCTGAAGCGGCTGACAGGGGAAGAGTTCTTCACGACAGCGGAGCGGATCATCAATGGGTACGACAACGCGGAGCTGGCGCACTACCAGCTGATGGAGCTGGTGCGCGACTCGGGGTTGACCCACGTCTACAAGTCGGGGCCGCAGGTGGAGTCCGCGCTCGAGCGGTTTCTGCTGCACCAGGAGCAGGTGGTAACGGATCCGCAGTGGCAGGAGAAGGTGCGGGGTGACCGGGACTATCTGATCCCGGACTTTCTGTCGAAGCCGTCCTCGGTGATGCTGCATGCCCGCGGAGGCATGGGTAAGACGCGACTGGCCGTGCTGATCTCCAAGATTGTGGGGCAGAAGCGCCCGATGAAAGTGCGGGGGCTGACGGTGGAGCCGACAGTCTCGGGGAATGTGCTGTTCATCGGCAACGACATGTCGATGACGGACTATGCGGAGTACTTCGATCAGCAGGGGATCGATTCCAGCGGGGCTGATCGCTGGATGCACTTCAAGCCGCAGTGGCAGCAGAGCCAGTACCGGGTGCTGGTGCGGTGGCTGGAGGAGATCAAGCCGGTGCTGGTGGTGGTCGACTCGCTGACCTCGGTGAGCATGATGATCGCCGCCAAGGAGTACGAGAAGGAGTACGCCAACACGCTGTACCGCTTGGCGCGGGAGAACGGCACGGCGTTTCCGGCGACGACGTTCCTGTGGATCCACCACAACACGAAGGACGGCACGAAGTTCCGAGGGACGGACACGTTGCGGAATGCGGTGCACGAGACCTGGGAGCTCAAGGATCTGACGGATGAGGATCGGGCGCAGTACGGCGACCATGCGCTCATCCTCGAGATCGACAAGAGCCGGGGCATGCGAGGTGGTGACCGCTTCCTGGTGCGGGAGGACATCGAGGAGGCGCTGAGCATCGAGGACCTGACGCCGACCGTGACCCGGGAGAACGGAGGCAACGGGGATGAGCAACCGCGGACGATCGTTCTCGGGCTACTCAAGGAGGCTGAGGTGCCGATGACGGCCAAGGAGCTGCGTTATGCGCTGAATGCGCGGCTGGCGGGGCGCAGGGGGCCGGGGACGTGTGTGAGTGAGAAGACGGTGAAGCGGTGGGTGCAGCGGTGGGTTGTTGCCGGTCTCGTGGAGGAGTCGGTGGTGAGACAGCCGGAGGGCAAGAAGGGACATCCTTGGACAGCCTTCAGCCTTAAAACCCCCATATACCAGGCACAGGATGTCCGTAAATGCCCAGAATTCTTTCAGGGGCCTTCCGCTGCAAGGGATTTGAATTACGGACACGCGTTGTCCGTAAATGCCGAGGAGGGCGGTTTGTCCGTAAATGCCGAGGGCGTAATCGGGACAGTCTCAGGTGAGACAGACGAGACCCGGCTGCCTGTGGAAAGCGTTGTGGAAAAACCCACTGAAGAGCCTCCAACATTTACGGACAAAACGGACACACAAGGGGGGTTGTCCGTAAATGCGGCGGCCGAAACCCACTCCAGCACAGAGATTCCCGAGGACGCGCCTGCATTTACGGACACGCTCTCGGAGATATATGGGACCCCCCTCTCTACGCAGGACTACGGAGACTGGGACGACACCGGGTGGGGTGGCTCTTCCGGCAACCGCTGAGGCTCATCCCTGGCGCCAAGGAAGCTCGTCATCGAGCTCGGTCAGGTAGCTCGGGTGAACGGGGGTCGCGGCATCTCGCAGCAGTAGCGTTGCTATGAAGCTGCGAGATGTAAAGTGAGACTTAATGAGACTCTTAGCTAGAGCTTTTAGATCTGCTATATTGGTGCACTCATCGACTTGCCGCAGTGCTGCTTCTTGCGCAAAGCTAAAGGCAATGTTGTCCATGCAAACACTCGCATTTAACTGAGTATGCCCTCAACTGAATCGCTCGCGCACAAAGAAGCTTTAGATAATGTTGATTTCGACTTTATCCGGGGGCCACAGGCAGCAGCGTTGCTGGCCCGCAGGGTTTCCGAGCTCGGGGAAGTGACCGGCCCGCTTGGCGTGGATACGGAGACCACCGGCCTTGATCCGCTGGCAAATCGCGTGCGTCTCATCCAAGTCGCGAGTTGCGACTACGCCTTGGTTGTGGACGTGGAGGCGTGGCGCGAGGACGGCAAGCGTCAGCTTCCGTGGGATGCACCTGGGCTGCAGCAGCTCAAGGCGCTGCTTGAGGGACCGAAGCACAAAGTGCTGCAGAACGCGGCGTTTGACTTGAACTTCCTTGCTGGGGAGGGCGTCGAGCTCGGGGGATCGATCTTCGACACGATGGTGGCCGCCAAGGTGGTCAACAACGGCACAGGAGCCAAGAACGATCTCGGAAGCTTGGTGAACCGAGTGCTGAAGGTGCCGCTCGACAAGGAGTTGCAGAAGGCGGACTGGAGTGGCGAGATCTCGGATGAGATGGTGCGCTACGCAGCACGAGACGCTGTGTGCCTTCCACGGATGGTGCCAGCGCTTGTGGAGGCACTGAAAGACTCCGAGGTGTCGCCCTCGGTGACGTTGTGGGACGTCTTTCGGCTGGAGATGATGGCGCTACGTCCGATTGCACGGATGCAGTGGAACGGGTTTGGGTTCGACGCGGTGGCTGCCGCAGCTCTGCAAGTCTCATTGCAAGACAACGCTGAGACACTTAAGACTGTGTTCCTTGAGGCCCTGGATGAGGCCATCAAGCGGGAGAACCCGGATGAGCCTGGGGTGTGGCTACCGCGCGATGACGATGGGACGCTGAACACCCGGGAGAAGGACTCAGGGTCGATTCGCTTAGGGACGAAGCGCTACAAGGGCTTCAATCCGCGCTCGCCGAAGCAGATGGCAGAGCGCTTCGAGCAAGCGGGGATATTGCTGCCGCCGGATGAGAAGGGGGCACCGAGCCTGGATCAGAACTTGCTGGCGTTTCTGAAAGGTGAGCACGAGCTCGTGGAGATGTACATGCAGTGGAAGGTGGCTGTGACTCGCGTGTCTCATATTGAGAAGCTGCTGGAATCGATCGGGCCGGATGGCAGGATTCATGCCGGGTATAGGCAGATGGGTACGGAAACAGGCAGGCTCAGCTGTTCTTCGCCGAACCTGCAGCAGGTGCCGCGGGAGGCTGAATTTCGCTGTCTTTTCCGAGCTCGGGAGGGCTACTGCTTGGTGGTGGCCGACTTCTCACAGGTGGAGCTGCGTGTAGCAGCGGAGCTTTCGGGGGAGGAGCGCATGCTTGCCGCGTACCGTGCTGGTAGGGATCTGCATACGGAAACTGCAGCTTTGGTAACAGGTAAAAGTGCTGATAGTATTACTAAGAAAGAACGGACATCAGCCAAGCTTTGTAATTTTGGACTTTTGTACGGGGCTGGAGCTGCTACGTTGAGGAAGCAAGCTGTCGCACAGTATGGTGTGGATATGGCGCTAGAAGAAGCACAGGAGCTAGTTACTGGGTTTAGGGAAGCCTACCCGCAGCTATATAAGTGGCAAACTGAAGAAGGTAATAAGACAACACGAGCTGTATTTACTAGGTATGGACGGAGGCGCATACTAACAGGGTTTAACGATAAATACACAACTCGTATCAACACGCAGGTACAAGGTACTGCGGGAGATATTGCTAAGATAGCTCTTGCCATGATATGGAAGCAAATCAACGCAGCCCGGGCAGGCGAAGCGCTGCTTATCGCAATGGTGCACGACGAGATCGTCCTCGAGGTCGAAGAGGAGGTGGTAGACAAATGGGCGAAACGCTTAGCAGCTGCCATGGAAGCTGCTGGTTCGGTGGTTTGTCAGCAGGTACCTATCGTGGCAGAAGCGTCTTTTGGTACTACCTGGGCTGACGCCAAATAGCGATTTAGGTGTTAGGCTGTGCTTGTAGCGTTTTTTGACCGATGCTGACTGGACAGGAGCTGCTTTCGTTTGTGAAAGCCAATGCCGACATGGATCAAGCCGAGCTTGCCCGTGAAGCTGGCTATGTGAAGACTACAGATAAAGGTACTGAGCGCTTGTTGATCAACAAGCTGCACGAAGCACTGCTTGATGCTAAGGGTGTGAAGCTTAAGACCAGTAAGAAGCCGGGTAAGACTGCTCAGTTTATGACCACCGTGCATCGCACTGGGGTTATTCTGGTTGGCAAGACTTATTCTGAGAAGTTCGGTGTAGAGCCTGGCGATGAACTCAAAATTGTTATTGAGGATGATGCGATTCGCTTGGTGCCTCAAACAGCTGGATCTAAGCCGGCGGTAACTAAAGTTGGTTCTAACACTGTATCTGCTATCTGATGAACGATTGCGAGCTGCGGTCTCGGTTGTTGGCTCGCTTAAACCGGATTGCAGAGCGTTTACCTAATGGGCTCCTTCATCGTTTGGTGGAGGATGCCCAGTTTTTTTATGATTGGAACTTAAAGAAAAGAGGTGCTAGGAAATGCAGCCGGGTAGCGCAAGCTAAAGCTAATGTGGCTAAAGCTGAAGAAAACTACTGGCGTAGCGTGCGCAAGCGTGTTGGGTAGACTTTCACTATTCGCTGTCGGTTCATGGCATCACGCAGTCGGAGCTACGCCAATACGTGGGAAGGTGTGGCGCAGGCGGCTAAAGACGCCGGTGCAAAGTGGGTGCAGCTGGTAGCTGCGCAGTGGGCTTTGGAGTCCGGTTACGGAAAGCACACCAGTGGGCGGCACAACTACTTCGGGCTGAAGGCTGCGGGATCTCAAGGTGCGACGCATGAGACTCGCGAGTTTGTGGATGGCGAGTGGATCACAATCTCGGCGGAGTTTTTGGACTTTTCCGACCTCGGGGCATGTGTGAAGTATCTCGTGACTCGGTGGTACAAGGACTGGGACAAGTACGAGGGTGTGGATCGGGCGCCAACGCTTGAGGCGGCAGCGAAAGAGCTGGTCAAGCAGGGCTACGCCACGGATCCTGATTATGCGAGCAAGCTGCTGCGGCTGGTAGAGGAGAACGGAGCGAAGACGGAAAACCCGGCCACGCCTGTGGTGAAGGCAAGTCCGAAGCCGATCTTGTATCGGGTGGAAGCGGTTCAGGCGACGTGGCTCAAGAAGGAGCCGGTTCAGGCCGCCGAGCTCGGGGAGAAGGAGAAGGTGTACTGCGCCAGGGGTAAGGACTATGCAGTGGTTGCATATTCCGAGTGTGTGGCGGATGCGCATGCGCGGGTGGAGTTGGCAGCCGGTTCTGGAACGTGGTTCCTGTTTGAGCCGCACTGGCGGAAGGTGGTGGCCGACGCGCCTGGGATGGCCAGCGATGTCGACTGGAGCGATTTTGGGTGCATGGTGACGCCGAACCTCAGCGTGGGTGAGATTCTGCAGTGGGATAAGCGGCGGATTCCGGGGTCGGCGTCCTCGGTGCGTACGCGCTTGCTGCGAACGGCAGCGGAGTTTCAACGGGTGAGGGAGGCGTGGGGTCGGCCGCTGGGGGTGACGAGCTTTTACAGGCCGGAGCCCATCAATGCGCAGGTTGGTGGTGTACCAGGCTCGCGGCATGTCGCCGGGGAGGCTTTTGATGTCTATCCGGTGGATCGGAGCCTGGAGAGCTTCTACCAGTGGATTCGCAATCGGTGGACGGGCGGGTTAGGTGACGGACGGAACCGCGGTTTTGTCCACTTAGATACGCGGGATGGAGGTGGTTTCGTACCGGGCGCAGGGGCACGGCCTGCGGCGGAGTGGTTGTACTAATGGATGACCGCACTCGGGAGAACTGGGCGAAGATCAAGGCTGCGCTCGAGCGATCAGGCAAGACCGACTGTGATTTTTACCGGCGTGCGGTTGCGGTGGTGACGACGGGACGGGACCCGGGCCCTGCGTTTGGGGCTTAAGGCTTGGGTGTGTAGCCCATCTGCTCGGCGTACATGCGGCTCATGTACTCGTCTTCGCAGTAGCGGCAGATGCTGTTGAAGCAGGTGCGGTAGTAGGTGGCGCCGTCCTCGGAACAGAGCTGGTCGAGGGTGTAGCCGTCACCGAGGTCGATTGTGCTAACTAGGGTGCTCATCGCATTTCCAGCTTGATGATGCGCCTGTCGTGTTCTTGGACTTTTTCTTCTAGGTTGGCGAAACGGCCTTCAAAGCGTTCTTGGTTGTTTAAGATGCGGGTTATTTGACCTTCGAGTTGCTGTAATCTATTGGGGAGTTGTATTACTAGCCAGCTCATGCCGCCGGCGGTGCTGATAATGGCGGCAGCTAATACGGCGGCGGCAGTCGCTTCCATGACTTGGATGCGGCTGATGCGCTGAGTCTGTGGCCGCGAGTCCTCGGGCGGTGCGGGTGGTGGGGTAGTCACGAGGACGGCTGGTAGTCGCTCTGATACTTCAGAGTAGCGATCGTAGGTGGTTGAGGTTTATGGCTTGCCTTGGCCTACGCGCTTTTTCTTGCCGCGACGGCGAGGGCGAGAGTTTTGGCCATAACCCTGGCTTGTGGTTTTGGGGCGACCTGGTATGTGCTCAAGACGCGCAGTACCTGTTTTAGCTTTAGCTACCATTGCTTTTTTGGAGTTCTTGTTGGAGGTATTGGCGTAGGGCCTTGTCTGACGGCGTGGGGTTTGTTTTTAGGTCAATTTCAAGTATGCGCAGCTTGAGCTGCTTGGCGTAGTACTCTTCAAGCTGCTGCTTGACCTCAGCGCTTTTGGCGTAGCGTGTTTCTACAGCAACAGTGGTACCCACAATGGCTGTGAGTACCGCTATTACTGCACCGCTAGTTACGATCCAGCGTTCCATTATTTGTAGCGATCCTGCCAGTCATAGGTGTGGCACCACTGCCACGTCATCAAACCGAGGATTATGATGGCGAGCAGCGATGCGCCAAGGGCGACTATTACGCCCATGGCACACCAGCAGCTTTTGTAGGCGCCTGTTGTTCATCAATTTGGGCTTGCAGGGCGTTCTCGATCTCGGTGATCTTTTCGGGACCGCCCAGCTTGTCCTGCACCCATCCGAGTACAACTTCTTTTGTGAGATCAGCGTAGGGGATCATGGTGGCAGGATCCGGCTGCTCTAAGCCGACACTGCCATAGGCAGAGCTGCTGTAGATACCATTGCTAGCTGCAATCGTATAATGAACCGTAAAAATTGCACCATCAGAGGTGTGGCGCTCCATGTTTGCCACATTCCATTCAAATACGGTGTCAGCCATGCGTAAGGGAAGCTTTCGCTTCTCATAGTACCGGCATTTCGTATTCCTGGGTGGTGTTGCAGTAATGCTTGAAGATCACCTCGCTGGTATTTCCGGCCCATGCAGCGACTTGAGGTACGGGAATCCCTGCTTCGATCCAGCGGCTGATGGCGGTGTGGCGACAGTCGTAGGGACGATATAAGTGTGAGATTAGTTCTACTTGTTTGAGCGGACTCAGCTTTTTACGGAAGTAGCTTTGGAAGGCAAGGCGATCCCAAGGAAATAAATACTCATCTGTTTGAGGTAAACTAGATAGTATGTCGAGACAGCGTTGGTTAAGTGGTACCCAGCGTTTTTTGTTAGTTTTTGTACTATTTTTTATTCCATGAGTAAGTGTGTAATTTTGATGGACTAACACACGATTATCTTTAATGTCGTTCCACGTTAGCGCACGGACTTCACCTGTGCGCATAGCTGTTTGGAGCATAAACTCTGTGTATAAAGCCCAGTTAACGTGCTTGTACGTTTGCTTAGCTTCTAATGCGGCTAGAACAAGTCCTACTTCATTACGCGGTATTACTATTATATCTTCATCTTTTTGAGGTGCTTTGGGCATTTTGAAGCTAGCTAACGGGTTACGCGGTATAAGTGCTACGTCTTCCTGCGCAGCCCAGCGATACATTGTTTTAAGATACATAGCAACACGTCTGGATGTCAGTACTGGCTGTTGACCTAGTACCCAGATCATGATCTCACGAGCTCGGGAAATATCCTGCTGAGGGCAGCGAGCTAGCCATTTAGTAACTTGCTTGTAGTCTGATGTAAGACTTGTCGGGCAAAGCGATATGGCGCGTTCTGTTTGGAAAGCGATCCACAGATCGGATAGGAGCATGCTGATAGGTTGAGCCAGCGCCTATTGTTGCAGTAAATAAATTAGTACAGTAGTAGGGTAATCCGTACGCTCTATGTACGGTAAATACAGCTTGGTAGCGTCAAAGACTGCGATGGCTCAGTTGTTGATACTGAGCCAGGCAGACGAGAGAAGGGGACTCGTCACCGTGGCTGGTGACTCTCCATGTAGCGAAGAATTGCCTGCATTTCTTCCAGTGTGGCGTCGTTCTTAAGGAAGTTCGCCCTAGCCGAAATGACCATGACGTTGCCTTTGGTG